TAGGGTTTGTAGGGTTTTTGGGTAAATAAAAAAGGTGCATTTGTCCACCATTTGTCCACCATTTATTTTTTGTCCACCATGACCACCGATTAAGTATATTATTATTATGCTTCTTTGGTGGTCATAACCTTATCAATTATATCAACTGCGGATTGTTCCATGTTATCGGTTGCATGGGTATATGTTTGCAATGTTGTTTTAATATCTGAATGTCCTAATCTTTCTTGAACCGTTTTTGGTGAAACCCCTTGTTCAATTAACATTGTTGCGTGGGTATGTCTTAAGCTATGAAAACAAAAATCCGTTATGTTTAAATCATAGTGTATAACCCTTGCGGCATACTTAAAAGAATCAGAAGAAGAAAGTGAACCATTTTCTTTTTTAATTATAAAACTTACTGTTGGAAGTGATACAGGTATTCCCTTTTCCATTTGCACAATTTTTTCAATGGTATTTCCTTTTTCATCCTTTTCAGGCTTCTTATAAGTTTGAATGTAATATTCACCATACTTTAATTGATTTTCAAGTTGCATTTTTCTATATTCTCTTAATTCACTAATAAGATTATCACCAATTTTAATTGTTCTTACTGACGAAAGGGTTTTGGGGTCACCAAAATACCATGACATTTTTTTCTCAACTGCTTCAAACTGATTTCTTTTATATACAATCTTGTTAACCGTTAAAGTCTTTTCATTAAAATCAATATCATCCCATGTCAATCCGTACACTTCACCAATTCTAAGCCCTGTATAAAAACCAATAAGAATTGCATAACGGTATGGGTTACCTTTAGGAAAGTGATTGATAATAGTGTTAAAATCTTCAATTGATATAATGCTTCTTTTACTTGTCGCACGTTCATTTGATAGCTTGGGATATTTAATATAATCCGCAGGACTAGCCGACAACATATGAGCAGGAACAACCGCATATTTTAATGAACCTGTTAAAACCCCTATTATACCGCTTAGTGTATTTTTCTTTAGTGCTTGTTTATATTTATTATTAACATATTCCTGGATAATTAAAGGGGTTAATGATTTTAACCTATATTGCCCCAATGTTGGTTTTATATGGGATTCAATAATTCTTTTATAATTAACTTGGGTTTGATATTTACACGAAGTTTTAACATAATTTTCAAACCAATAATCTAAATAATCAGAATAAGAGATTTCCGAAGGTTCAAATGATAAACCTGCATTATTATATTTTGCCATTGCTTTTGTTCCTTCAATCTCAGCTTCTTTTTTGGTTTTAAAGCCTGATTTTGATATGGATTTACGTTTACCGTCAATCTTGGCCGCTTCAAATCTATATTCCCAATTAGGTGCTTTAGGTTTGCCGTTCTTATCAAGTTTATCTTTGTTTCGATTTCTAATATTTAACTTAGCCATATAATTAACCCCTTTCTTTATTATTTTTTCATTGATTTTTTAAAAACTGCATATTGATATAATTCTTCTAGTTTTTCAGAATCTAAATCTAATTCTATAAGTGAATCAATAAAAGCTTTTAATTCAATTTCTTTTTTATCTAAATATTCATTCTTTTCTTCTATAATTTTTGAATTAGCTTCAATTTGTTCATTATCCCAACCCATTAAAAATATAGGGGTAGTATCAAGAGCCTTTGCAATTGGTTCTAATATTTCTAAAGGTAAATTTTCAATATCGCCCTTTTCATAACGGTATATAGTAGAACGGTTTTTATGAAGTTTATCAGCTAATTCTTCCGCAGATATATGCAATTCTTTTCTTCTTGATTTAATTCTTTGTCCTATCGTCATCATTTTCACCTTCCTTTCTATGTTGCTTTGTAAGCTTTATTATATATTATTGTCGCAAGTTTGCAACATAAAAAAGAGAAAAAAATCGCAAATTATAATAAAGATGTCTTGACTTTAGATTTTTGGTGGAGTAATATCAACTTGTCGCACGAAACAGGAATTGAAAGAAGGTGATTAACATGAACATTTGTAAATTAAAAGGAAAAATTGTTGAAAAGGGATTAAATGTTGAAACTTTAGCAAACATGATTGGGGTTGATAGGGCTACAATGTACCGAAAATTCAACAATCCTGACAAAATCACAATTGGAGAAGCTAGAAGAATCAAAGAAGCACTTAAATTAGATTCGCAAGAAGCTTCAGATATTTTTTTGCCTTAAAAGTCGCAAAAAGTGAGAAAAACTATGTACTATATGATAAAATGCAAAGCCTTTGAAAAATTACAAACGTATTTTTTTATGAAAGGAAGTGAATCCATGAATGATGAACTTTACACGGTTCAGGATGTTGCCAGGATTCTAAAAACTAATACGGCTTACGTTTACAAGCTTCAGCAATCAGGCCTTTTGAAATTTATGAAAATTGGAAGGTTGAAGTGCAGGAAAGCCACTCTTGAAAAGTTTTTAGAAGAATATGACGGTTACGATATAACCGACCCAACAACAATTGAAACATTATAAGAAGGAGAGAAAAGCAATATGGATATGAAAACAATATTTGAAGGGAAAGCAACAATTGAAGATATTTTAATCCTTAACGGATTAGGATTTGAATTTGTTATTGAAGGTGGAAAGATTACAGGAATTGAAGAAAGGGGTTAGGCTTGGAAAATTTTAATGTTGAACCATATCAAGAATTTGGAAGATATGAAGCGCATGAAGAACAGGAACTTGAAAACCTTCCATGTTGTGAATGTTGCGGTGAAATAATTCAGCAAGAAAGAGCAATTCACTATGAAGGCTCATGGATTTGTGAAGATTGTGAATTAGAATTTTGGAATGAAATCAAGGAAGAATACATGGAATTTGTAAGGAGAGATTAGCAAAAATGGTTAGAATGGAAAAACTTTCTTCACATGAAGAATGGTTGAAAAGCAGAGGTAAAATAGGCGGTTCAGATTCTTCTTCTATCGTTGGAATGAATCCATATATGACAAATGTTGGCCTATGGGAAATAAAAACAGGGTTGGCGGTTCAAGAAGATATATCTGATAAACCTTATGTAAAGTATGGTACAGAAGCCGAAGCACATTTAAGGGAATTGTTCAAGTTAGATTTCCCTGAATATAAAGTTGAATATATTGAGAACAACATATGGCATAATGATAAATTTCCTTTTGCTCATGCTTCATTAGACGGTTGGTTGACAGATAGTGAAGGGCGCAAGGGTATATTGGAAATTAAGACTTCTAATATTGTCCAATCAATGCAGAAAGAAAAATGGAAAGATAAAATCCCTGATAACTATTACATTCAGGTATTGCACTATTTGATGGTTACAGAATTTGATTTTGTTGTATTGAAAGCCCAATTGAAATCAGAGTTCAAAGGTGAGGTATATATACAAACTAAGCATTATAAAATTGAACGTTCTGAAGTTGAAGAAGATATTGAATTTCTAAAAAAAGATGAAAGGAAATTTTGGAAGGCGGTACAGGACAAAAAGAAACCTGATTTGGTTCTTCCAAACATATAAATATGTTTCTATGGCTCAAAGTAACAAATGATGAATATGAATTACCGCTTGTGGTTGCGGATTCTGCCGCAGAACTAGCAAGGCGGTGTAATACCACAAAAAACAATATATATAGTTGTTATAGCAAGTATATGAAGGGGAAAAGAAAGCACCCTAAATATATAAAAGTAAAAATAGAAAAGGAGAATTAAAAACATGGAACTTAAAATGCAAGATTTTCAGTTACCTGAAAACATTCAGTTTAATTACGAAGAATTAAAGCAGGAATTGAGTGAAAAAGTATCACTTTATGAAACTTTGGTTTATTCGGATGAACAAATCAAAGAAGCAAAAACGGACAAAGCAAATCTTAACAAGTTAAAGAAAGCGTTGAATGATGAAAGAATCCGCAGGAAAAAGGACTACATGATTCCATTCAATGACTTCAATTCTAAAATCAATGAAATCATAGGAATTATTGATAAGCCCATTGCAGTAATTGACAAGCAGGTTAAGGCATTTGAAGAAAAGCAGAAAGAAGAAAAGCTTGAAAAAATTAAAGATTTCTATGAATCAACTGAACATCCTAAATGGTTGGAGTTTTCACGAATTATGAATGATAAGTGGTTAAATGCTTCAACTTCTATGAAATCGGTTCAGGAATCTATTATTTCAGGAATTGAAAAGGTAAATACAGATATTGTCACATTGTCAAATCTGCCTGAATTTGGCTTTGAATCTACTGAGGTATATAAAACTACACTTGACATAAATAAAGCCCTTGCAGAAGGTCAGAGAATGTCACAGATAGCAAAAGCAAAGGCAGAGAAAGAAGAAAAGGAAAGATTGAAAGCTGAAGCCGAAGCAAACAAGCCTGTTGAAGCTGAAGAACAGTTACCAGGACAGGTTGAATTTAATGACAATGAAAGTTTTGACATAATTATTGAAGATGCTTCAAAGCAATGGGTTAAATTCCAGGCATTTGTGACAATCGAACAGGCCAAAGAATTAAAAGAGTTCTTTGAGAGTAGAAACATTGAATTTAAAGCAGTTTAAGAAAGGAAAAATAAAATTATGGCAGTAAAAAACACTTTAGCAACAAAGAGCAATTCAAGATTAGGAATTACCGCATATCTTACAAATGACGCAGTAAAAAATCAGATTAACAACGTTATTGGTGGTAAAGACGGTACTAAATTTATTTCAGCGGTAGTTTCTGCGGTAAACAACAATCCACAGTTGCAGGAATGCTCAAATCAATCTATCTTGTCGGCGGCACTCCTTGGACAGAGTTTAAACCTTTCACCTTCTCCGCAGTTGGGGCAGTATTACATGGTACCGTTCAATGATAAGAACAAAGGCAAGGTTGCACAGTTTCAGCTTGGATACAAAGGATATATTCAATTAGCTATTAGAAGCGGTCAGTATAAGAAATTAAATGTTCTTGCAATCAAGGAAGGGGAATTAATCAGATATGACCCATTGAACGAAGAAATTGAAGTTAAGTTAATTGATGATGAAGAAGCAAGAGAAGAAGCCCCAACAGTTGGTTATTATGCAATGTTTGAATACAACAACGGCTTCAAGAAGTCTTTATATTGGTCAAAGAAGAAAATGGAAGCCCATGCAATGAAGTATTCAAAGGGGTATCAGGCAAAGAAGGGTTACACATTTTGGGAAAAAGACTTTGACGGAATGGCTTACAAAACTATGTTACGTCAGCTTATTTCAAAATGGGGAATTATGTCAATTGATTTAATGAATGCAATTGATTCTGATATGGCGGTTATTAATGTAGACGGTTCAAAAGACTATGTTGATAATGAAGAAATCATTGAAAGTGAAGTTATTGAATCAAATGATACAAATGAAGCCCCTTCAGATACATCTGACGTTGCGCAGAATGGCGCACAAGAAGTTTTATTTGGCAAGGAATAGAAATATAAGGGTAACGTAATAAAATGCTTCTATGGGGCGATTATGAAAGGATATAAATATGTTAGGAAATGAATACCAGGCTTTGGCCATGAGAACAAATGACGGAAAAGCAACCGCAAGACTTGCAAATCACTTGATTAACACAACTAAAACATGTTGGGTGGATTGTGATGATATTTCAATAGGTGGTTTGTTTAATGCTTGTTTAGGGCTTTCAGGTGAAGTTGGTGAATTTAATGATATGGTTAAAAAACATATCTTCCATGAAAAACCATTGGATGAACTTCACTTGAAAAAGGAATTAGGTGATGTTATGTGGTACGTTGCAATGGTTGCTGAATCAATGGGGTGGAAACTTGATGACATTCTTGAAATGAATATTGAGAAGTTAAAAGCAAGATATCCTGAAGGATTTGATGTCGAAAGAGCAAACAACCGAAAAGAAGGTGACGTTTAGAGTGAAAAAAGGAAACATGAATGTTTTTATTTATGGTAAATCAAAAGGCGGTTCAAGAATCGTTGGCACAAAAAAGAAAAGGAAGGTTAAAAAGTAATGAATAAATTTTTAGGTAAAGGCAGATTTGCACAGGATATTGAAGTTAGATATTCGCAGGGTGAAAATTCAATTGCAATAGCTTCTTCAACAGTTGCACTTGATAGAAAATTTAAAAGAGATAATGAACCAACTGCGGATTTTATTAGAGTTAAAGCATTTGGAAAAACTGCGGAATTTTTGGAAAAGTATTTTTCAAAAGGAAGTGAAGTTTGTTTTGAAGCCAGGGTGCAGACAGGTTCATATGAAAAAGACGGTGTAAAACACTATACTACAGATTTTATTATTGAAAATGTAGAGTTTTGCGGTAGTAAATCAAATAATACTTCAGACTATACACCAAGTACAACTGCAAGTGACGGTTTTATGAATGTGCCTGACGGTATAGATGAGGAATTACCATTTAAGTAATTCTTTACCAGGGGAATATAAATGAAAGATAATAAGGACAGTAATAACATTAAAAAAACAATTACTGAAGGATATGAAGAACTTTCAAAACTTAAGAACGAAACTAAGAAGTTAAGAAATCAATTATTGATTGCTAACAATGTAAAAAATTTTATCTAAGAAGTCGCATTATACGCAAAGATAAGGCTAGAAGGTGAAGAGAATCAGAAAAAATCGCATAAAAGGCAACAAATACGGTAATAAAAAAATTGAAGTTGACGGAATAATTTTTGATTCAAAGAAAGAAGGTAAAAGATTTATGGAATTATCCTTGCTTGAAAAAGCAGGGGTAATTCAAAACCTTCAAAGACAAGTCAAATATGAATTAATTCCCTGTCAACATGAAAAATCAACTGAAGTTTATAAAAAAGGCATAAAAAAAGGGCAGTTAAAGCCAGGGAAGGTACTTGAAAGACAATGTGAATATATAGCGGATTTTGTTTATCAAGAAAATGGGAAAACCGTTGTCGAAGATACAAAAGGATTTAGAACCGCTGAATACATTATAAAGCGGAAATTGATGTTATATATTCACGGTATCAGAATAAAGGAAGTGTAAAAATTGGGAAAATTAAAGGAAATAATCACCACAAAGGATATAGTTTTTAACATTCTTAAGACAGATGAAAAAGCAAGAAATAGTGATAATTATTTATTTTATAGAGTTTATAAGAAAATCGGTGAAATAAACGGTGTTGACATTGAAAAAATGTCAATCCCAACATTCTTTTTAAACATGAAGGATTATGAATTTCCTACAACAGAAACAATTAGAAGAACTAGGCAATATATTCAATCGCAATATCCTGAATTGAAAGGAAATAGCAATGTTATTTGCCACAGGATATTGAATGAAGAAATATACAGAGAACATTTCAAAAGTTAATTAAAAGGCAGGTGGGGAAATGGAAAAGGGGAAAAACAAGTTTTCAGAATGCGTTTATTGTAAGGATTTCTTTAAGTGTAAGCATAAGAAAAATAAACCTGATAAATGTCTAAATTTCAAAGAAAGGAAGGATATTGACAAATGATTGACTACAGTAAAACAAAATTAAGCCCTGGGTTAGTTTGCTACAACACTAATAATTATACAAAATGTATCGTTCTTAACGGTGATAAGGGAAATGAACATGACAGGTGTTCGGTTGTATTGGAATTATATTTTGGAAATCGTTTCCAAAGCAATACCGTACCTAATAGGGCTTTAATTCCTACAGGTGAAATAATTAATTTAAAGGCCATTGAAGAAAAGCTTTATATATCTTCAGACGATTTCAAAAAACGTGTGTGGGGTGGCGCAAATGGCTGATAGAAGGATGTTTACTCAAAAGATAATTGATAGTGACTCTTTTCTTGATATGCCTTTATCTGCTCAATCATTATATTTTCACTTAAACATGAGAGCAGATGATGACGGATTTATAAATAATCCTAAAAAAATTCAAAGAATGATAGGCGCAACAGAAGATGATTTAAAACTTTTGTTTGCTAAAAGATTTGTTCTTGGTTTTGAAAGTGGGGTTATTGTGATTAAGCATTGGAGAATGCACAACTTAATTAGAAAAGACCGTTACCACCCAACTGTATATCAAGAAGAAATGGCAGAAATAGGAATTAAGGAAAATGGTTCTTATACAGAAAAGATTGATGAAACCTTGAAAATTGTGGATTCTGAAACACTTACAACCGATTGTCAACCAAATGACAACCAAATGGCAACCGAGGTTAGGTTAGGTAAGGTAAGGTTAGGTAAGGTTAGGTTAGATAATACTAAAGATAAAAAATCTTTAGATTATGATTTCATAGTCGATAAATTCAATTCAATCTGTTCTTCCTTGCCAAAGGTAACAATCTTATCTGAAAAAAGAAAAAAGGCAATGGATAAGGTTTTTGTTAAAGAAAAGGTGATTGGCCTTGATTATCTTGATGAATTGTTTAATAAGGTTGAAGAATCTGATTTCTTATCAGGTAGAAGCAGTTCTTGGAAAGCTAATTTTGATTGGGTGATGAATCCAACGAATATTGCAAAGATTATTGACGGAAATTACACGAATAATAATAGCAAGAAGGAAACCTTTAATAATTCGGTTAAAGACAATGCAAAAGCCCTTGATGATTTCTATTCAATGGCTTCTGAATGGGCTGAAGAATAAAAATAAAAGGAGAATGAATATATATGACCAAGAAAGAATTTTCATTGTTCGTTATGGCACTAAAAACGTATTACCCAAGAGAAAACTTTTTGCCTAATGAACAGGCAATGGAACTTTGGTATATACAGTTAAAGGATATATCATACCAGGTTGCAGAATTGGTTTTAAACAAATGGGTATCAACTAATAAATGGCCACCTGCTATTTCAGATATTAGGGAACTAGCAATGGAACTAAAAGGAATTGAATTACCTGATTGGGGCAGGGCATGGGAAACGGTTTTAAAGGCCATAAGAAGATATGGGATGTATCAAGAAAACGAAGCCCTAGAAAGCATGGATGAAGTTACAAGGCAGACGGTTCAAAGATTGGGATTTACAAATATATGTTTATCCGAATCAATCGACCATGACCGTGCAAATTTCAGGATGATATATGAACAATTGGCAAATAGACAAAAGAAGGAAAATCAACTTTCTTTGGAGTTAAGAGAAAAAATATCAAATATTAAGCAGATTAATTTGATTGAAAATGAAAGGGAAATTGATGAAGGTAAAAGATTACTTACTTCAGGCTCAGAAACTTGACGCAATTATTAAAAATAAAACCTATGAAAAAGAACAATGGATTGCAATCGCTACTTCAACAACGGCTTCAAGTGAAGGTGAAAGGGTTCAAGCTTCTGCAAGTCAACAGAAAATGGAAAACGCAGTATTGAAATTCATGGAGATTGAAAAAGAAATTGATTCATGTATTGAAAATATGATTTACACCAAAAAAGAAATCATAAGCCAAATTGAAAAGCTTAATGCGGTTGAATATGACGTTTTGCATTTAATGTATATCCAGGGAAAAACCTTTGATGAAATAGCAGATTTAAAAAACAAATCTTACTCTTGGGCTACAACCGTACATGGAAGGGCATTGAAGCATTTACAAGATATTATTGAGAAAGGGGAAACGAATGAAGAATAAAAAGCAAGGACATAACAAAGTGGTGAGCGAAAAAACATTTTCTGAAGTGTTTTATTCTATGCAGTTGGCGGCGGTTTATTGCCTTTATTACAACATGGATTTCACAAAGCAGAAAATAAAAAATTTCAATTCATTACTTACAAAGCACAATGAAGAAGTTACAAAAATGGAAATTGATATTGATGAAATCGAAAAGAAGATTGAGAAAATGTATAACTTCAAATGCTATGACGAAGCATATAGATTTCCATTAAGGGCAAAAATGAAAATGATACCTGGAAAGATAAAACAAAGTGATATGTGCCTTGTGTTTAATAAGGTCAATGAAGCCATAGAAATGTATTTGGTTTTAGCCATTTATACTTTGAAGAAAAATTACAAATTTTCAGGGAAACAAATCACCGAATGGTGGGAATATGTTAAAGAATTTTGTAAATTATATGCCGAAGGAATGAATGATGAGCATGTTATTAAATATTTTGAACAGGAATGTGATTTAAAGATTACTAAGTAAGGAAATAAAATGAAAAATTATGATTGTTCCTGCTATGCAGAATATCCCAACCAAGCCCACAAAAATAAAAATGGCACTTGGAAATGTGTAGACAAATATGAAAAAGTGGAAGATTGGAAACCTAAAACCATTTACAACTGCAAAACGCATTACAGAAGAAAAAGGAGAAAACAAAATGGAGATAATTAACGCAAAACTTATAGACCTTAATATGCCACCTCATGAAGCTTTTGATTTAGGGTGGCAAGAATGCCTAAAGGCTAACAACGGCATTCGCAATAAGACAAT